CCTCACGATTTGCAACTTATACTCGTACTGCCTCAGTTCAAATTGGCAACGTAGTCACAGCATCAAGATTAATAAGCTATATTAGAACGGCTACAGTTGAGATTGGGAATGTACTTTCGGCTGTAAGGGGGTTGATCACTTATCACAGATCGGCCTCAATCGAAATCGGTAATACAGTCACAGCTTCCCGATTAGCGGATTATATAAGAAATACCTCAGTTCAAATTGGGAATGTCTTAACATCGTCCCGTACAGTGGCATACAACCGAATATCCTCAATAGTGACTGGAATTGTAGTCACAGCAAGCCGTTCAATGGCTTATATTCGATCCTCAAGTATAACCACTGGGATAGTAGTTACAGCGGACAGGACGATTGCAATAATCCGGCAGGCCGCCGTAACAATCGGGACTACCTTAACAGCTTCAAGATTAATCGATTATATAAGAAATGCCTCAAACATCATAGGGGCTAAAGTCACGGCCTCAAGGGTAGTTGCTTATAAAAGAGCAGCTTCAATAACTATCGGCATTGTTACAACGGCCTCAAGAATCATATCGGAGGTGTTGTTAAGGATTTTTCACGTGTCATTTGCTCGTGAATTAACGCTTACCAGTACGATAGCTGGTGAACTAACCATCACCAGTACGATTAAGGAAAGATAAAATGACGATATTAGAATCTGGCGAAACTGTTGTTTGCTCATGTACTGTTAAAAACGGCTCAACATTAACCGATCCGGACACATCAATGAAGATTACTATTGTCGATTCGGAGGGAACGACAGCCGTTGACGGTGTGGCTATGACCAAAGACTCCACAGGAACGTATCACTATAACTATACACCGACAAAACTCGGTGTCTACTCGGTGACTTACGTGGCCGTGAATGGTACCAAAACAAGCAAAACTAAAGATCAATTTAGAATTAGGAGTGCGTCATGATTAAGCTAAAAACGGCTCCGGCTGATTTTCCTATTGAATTTGAGGAAGTTAAAACTCATCTTAGAATTGATGGAACGGATGAGGATGATTACATACAGGCGTTAATTATCGCCGCTACTAAATATTGTGAGAATTTTCAGAGAAGAGCCTATGTTACGCAGACATGGGAACTATGGATTGATGAATGGCCAGAATATTTTTCTATTCCCCTTCCTCCTCTGGTTTCGGTGACCTCGATTGATTATTACAACACATCCGACGTAAAAGCGACAGTTTCAAGTGCGGATTATTTTGTAGATACCAAGTCCGAACCCGGGAGGATTGTATTGAATTATAGTAAGTCGTGGCCTTCGACTACACTTCGCCCGACAAACGGAATATGCGTAACTTATATTTGTGGGTATGGCTATTCAGACAACGTTCCGCAGAATATTAAGCAGGCTATTTTATTACTCATAGGTCATTGGTTTGAGAATAGAGAGTCTTCAACGGACAAACCATTATCTCAAATACCTTTAGCTGTTGAAAGTTTACTATGGCAAGAGAGGGTTTTTTAATGCAAGCTGGGCAATTAAGAAACAGGGTAGTCATTCAGTACCAGGTTAAGGCGGCGAACGCCATCGGTGAGGACGAGATCACATGGACAACGTTTGCTACGGTTTGGATGAAGATTATACCTAAGTCCGGATCGATATATTACTCAGCACATCAGGATGACTCGACAATATCGGGTTATTTCTCTATGCGTTATCTCGCAGGCGTTGAGCCGACCATGCGTATTAAACACGGTGACAGATACTTATACATCATCGCTGTGTGGATACCGGAAGAAAAGAAAAATGAGCTTATGGGGACGTATTCGGAGGCACTTGATTAAGATAGAAGGGATGAAGGAATTGGAGAGGCAGTTAAAGGATTTACAGAAACAGCTTGGGCCCGACAAGGTGGAGCCTGTGCTTTATGAGGCTGCACAAGATTTAGCCGAAGCTATGAAGGTTAAAGTTCCTAAACACACAGAAACTTTAAGAAATGCAATTACAGCAAAAAAACTCAAGAGGTATGAAAATAATGCTGCGGCTGGGGCCGGAGTAGATCGTAAAAAAGCTCCACATGCTCATTTAGTCGAGTACGGCACAGGTGAAAGGTATCATAAATCAGGTAAAAGTGTTGGCGTCATGCCTGCTAAACCATTTGTGCGGCCTGCTTGGGATACCAATAAAGACAGGATTGTAAGAAAAGTCGTTGATGATTTAAAAGGTTTGGTTGACGAATGTTTATAGAACATGCTTTAAAAACTTATCTTGAAGCTCAGGCCGGATTAACGGCCTTATTAGGTGATAGCAAATTGTACTACGGTACGGCGCCTCAAGATGTAACTGCTCCGTACCTGGTAATGAGAAAAATTTCTTCTGTGAGGACTCATTCTCACGATGGTGGCTCTCACTTAGCACGCAGTCGTATGCAGTTTTCAATCTATGGTGAGCATGGAGCCGGCGGGTATTATGCCTGTAAACAAATAGCAGAGCAATTAAGAACAGCTTTACAGGGTAAAACTGGCAACATCGGAGATTCACCGTATGTTTATATAGGCTCTTCTTTGTATGACGATGAAACGGATGACTATGACTCTGAAAAAGGTTTAATCATTTTGTATGTGGATTATCTGATTCAGCATTACGACTAACACATTCTAAAATATAACATCACAGGCGCCGGAAGGCGCCTTTTTTATTTCTCAAAATCAAGGAGGTTAATATGACTACAGCAGCAAAAGCAGGATTCGGCGCATCCTTTACATGGAATAGTCAGGCCGTTGCGGAAATCAGTGAGATCAGCGGCATCAAGATTACCACTGAACTAAAAGACGTAACAAGTCATTCATCGAGTGGTAATTTCAGAGAGCAGATCGCAACACTCTCAAAGGCTGAAAACCTTACCATCAAGGGTAATTTTATTTCAACCGACAGTGATGGACAGGTTGCCATGAGGACAGATTGCAGTAATCAGACCTCACGCACCGGCATACTTACCTTCCCGTCAAGCGTCTCAGCGACCTTTACTTTCACTGGCTATATTGTCAGTTTTGAAATTACAGGGTTCGCTATTGACGGATCGCTGGAGTTTATCGCGGAGATCGCAATTACCGGCGAGCCAACGCTTGCACTTACAGCATCCGGCGGATTAACCGGGTTAACCGGCGTTGAAGAAAACGCTGGCGGTGCTCTGGACTTCATCCCGAACTTTGCCAATGGAACTTATATCTACACGGTAGCCGTCAACACAGCCTCGACTTACATTAAATTCACTCCAACGGCGGCCTCTCATACTATTACGATACTCAACGGGTATGACAGCTCTACGACAACGGTCGCCACTGGGAACCAATCCGGAGAACTTGATCTTGACGCTGCCAACACCGTAACTAAATTCACTATCACAGTAACGGAATCCACCAAGGTTTCAGTAGTTTACATCGTCTATGTCACCAGGGCAGCAGCTTAAGTTTAAAAGGGGGAGGCTTCGCCTCTCCCTAAAAAAAGGAGTTTTTATGGTTAATATTCTTTTGGATCGTGAACGGCATTTACTACGAACTTTCAAAGGCATGGCACTCTTTGAGGAAAAGACAGGTAAATCCATGCTCAAGGGCTTTAATCCCGAGGATTGTAAAGTCGATGACTTCATAGCTCTTTTATGGTCTTTGCTGATACATGAGGATAAATCCCTCACCTATGAAAAGGTTGAAACAATGATTGAGGATATTGATGCCAGAGAGATCATTAAACAGATCGCCGAAGCTCTTAAATGAGGAGTGGTTTGAGGTTTGGGCTATCGCTCGTTACGACCTGGGGATAAGCGAGGAGGAATTCTGGGAGTTGTCAACAGATCAATTTAACGCTCTACTCAAGCGACACAATCTTAAACAGGAAAGGGAAGATTCACAGATAGCTATGATTTGCGCTGTCATAGCTAATATATTCAGAGGCAAGGGCAAACCATATAAGATCAAAGATTTTATGCCTGGCAAACCAAAACGCAAACAAACACCGGAGGAAATGGTCGAGATTCTCAAAGGCTATACAAGGATAAAAAATGGCTGACGAATTCAAGAAATTATTTATAGTAATCGGCGCACGGACTGATGGGTTCAGCAAGGGGTTAAAAGATGTTGAGAAGGGGTTAAATAAATTCAAAGGTGTGGCTAATCTTGCACTTGTGGCAGGGACGGCTATCGCTGCCGGTGTTGGATCTTCGGTAAAACAATATGCTGATTTAGGGGGAGAGTTTGATGATATGCGGCGTAGAACAGGGTTAAATGCTAAAACACTCTCTCAATGGAAATATGCTGCCGATCAAAGTGGCGCTTCTCTTGCGGGATTAGAGACTGGCATTAAAAAGATGCAAAAATCTATCTATGACGCGGGGCGCGGATTATCGACAGCTAATGATGCCTTTGAGACATTAGGTATTAAAATTGAAGATATCAAAGACCTGTCACCTGATGAACAGTTTGAGAAAATAATGGAGGCTGTAGCATCTATTGAAGACCCTGCTATAAGAACTGGGGTTGCTATGGATATATTAGGCCGCTCAGGTACGGATTTATTACCTATTTTCGCCAATGGTATTGAAGGGCTAAAAACTTTTAAAGAGGAGGCGCAGCGGGCCGGTGTAGTTTTTACTAACGAAGGTGCTGCCAAAGCTGATCAATTCGGCGATAGTATAGGAAGATTACAAACATTACTTAATGGTGTCGCTATAGTGGTTGCTGATAGTCTTGTCCCAGCGCTACAGCCTTTAATAGACAAGTTAATAGTGGTTATTGAAAATATATCAAATTGGATTAGCAAAAATCCGCAATTAACTCAGGGGATTGCTGCGTTGGGCGTGGTATTGATTGGAGCTGGCGGATTGTTTTATGCAATTAAAGCTATCGTTTCAGTTTTACAAACTATGGCAGTCGCCATGTCGTTAGTTCAAGCTCTCTCAGGTCCTAAGGGGTGGATAATGCTTGGAGTCGGATTAGCTGCGGTAGCAGGAGCCACTATTGGAATCAATGAAATGCTTAAGACACCCGAGACACCCAAGGGGTATGCTTCAGGAGGCGTGGCATGGACTCCGCAAGTCGCTTCACTGGCCGAGAATGAGCCGGAGGCTATCATACCACTGAGCAAACTCGGAGGCGGAGAAATTCATATTCATGTTGACTTAGACGGTGAGCAAATAGCCGAAGTGGTCGACAGACGGATGTACAACTGGGTTAATCCTTACGGAGCAAAAGGGTATGTCTAATCTTACCTTTGAATTAAACAGTGTTGACGTAACCGCTTATGTAAATATGGGATCGGTTAAGCTGAATTTCAAGCGGAATGATTTTGCTACCTGTAGTTTTTCAATACAGAGTAATCATTTAATACCAGCGGGTATAAGCAATTATTTTAGCTTTGACGTATTGCTTGATGGTACGACTATATTTAATGGGCGAGTTGTCAATAGTAGTTTAGAATTTGAATCAGCCGACCATCATACGACTAAAGCTAATTGCACAGAAGAGGTATCGCCGTCTTTACTGTATAACCAGGCATCCTATGATTTTTCTGACGGAACATCTAATGAACTCCAAATATTAACAAGTATATTTGCCACCTTTTCACCTAATCCAATAACGACTCATGTTATCGCTGGTAACTTAACAGCAATTGTTTTTACTAATTCATCTTATAAGCGTATGCTCGATGACTTAGCTAACGCTAATAGCCGGTATTGGTATTTTGACGCAGATCAAGAGTTACATTGGTTTGCTTCTACCGGAGAGGCGGCCCCGTTCAACTTTTCAGACAGTCCAAACAATTCAACGACATTCCCTTACGGCAAATTAACAGTCAAAATCGATAAAGACGGCATTTATAATATAACCGGTGGGACGCTTATTTGCTGGGAAGATGGACTCCGTCCAGGCATGGCTATCGGGATAACGAATTCTCATTTAAGCTGGACAGCGGAGAGTTTTATTATCAGTGAAGTACAGATGACCGTACTTGATAACTCCGCCGGAAAACGTGAATACAGAATAACCTTCGGGAATGCTCCGTTACCACGAATAACCGATTATATTATACGAAGCAACAAAATAGCCTCAACCGTTGATGGCGGATTAGTGCCGGCCTATGAGAACGACACTTCGAAGTTTTTAAGAAGTGACGGTTCTTATGCCACGGTTGCCGGGCTTGCGACAGATACTCTATGGGCCGCCAAAGGTGATTTAGCTGTAGCAACAGGGAACGATGCGGCAACTGTACTCTCTAAAGGTACAGACGGATATTTCCTTAAGGCTAATTCAGCGACAGCCACAGGGCTTGAATGGGTAGCCGCCGGAGTAGGACATTCACAAAACACAGATTGGATTTTACTTAATGCGAGTAGCGGACTTGAGGTAATCTCGTACGGGATACTCAAAACTATATTACAAATAAGCTCTGACTGTGGGTTTAGTGGTGCTGGTAATATGTTTTTTTCCAACGAATCTGCCGCATCGGGATACGTTTCCATCAGGGCGCAAGATATCCTTTATCTGACTTCTGATGTCAGTCGAATTGATATGACTGCCCCTCTCGGAGTGGAACTCCCGACATTATCATCTGACCCTGCAGGAGCTACCGAAGGAACGGTTTACTACAATACTTCTACTAAGGCACTTAGACATTACAACGGTAGCGCATGGGGGGATATAGGAGGCGGTCATACACAAAACACAGACTGGATTTTACTAAATGGAAGTGGAGGCAGTCAGTTATTCGCATCAGGGAGATTAAAACAAACTCTCTATGTTGACGGAACAGCGTATATTATGGCAGATGCCGCAGGATTAAATCTAAGCGGTTATTCCAGTGTCACAATAAATTCTACAAATGCCTCAAGCTACATATTATTAAGCAATTCATCTAAAACTGGTGCTTATATTACGCTTGATTCTAAAGCAAGGCTTACTCTCGGCTCTGCGTCTAACGATATATATTGTACTGCTCCGCTTGGTTTAATATTACCCGCCCTGTCCGGCGATCCTGCCTCTGGAACTGAGGGGGCGATCTATTATCATACTACCAATCATGTAATCAGACATTACAACGGTAGCGCATGGGGGGATATAGGAGGCGGTCATACACAAAACACAGATTGGATTTTACTAAATGAAAGTGGAGGGATAACGTTAATAGCATCAGGAGCACTTAAAATTTTAATGTCCGTTGATGCTAACTGCGGTTTTAGCGGAACTGGCAATATGCACTTTTCCAACGAATCCGCCGCATCGGGATACGTTTCCATCAGGGCGCAGGACATCCTCTATTTAACTTCGGATACAACGTACATTAATTGCTCGGCTCCTGCGGGGTTTGTATTACCAGTCCTAACCTCTGACCCTGCCGGCTCACCAGAAGGTGGAATTTATTATCATGGAACCGATCACGTGATAAGACATTACAACGGTAGCGCATGGGGAGATATAGGAGGCGGATCTCATACTCAGAATACCGATTGGATTTTGCTCAATACAAGTGGCGGAACACAATTAATAGCCTCAGGTGCTTTAAAGTCTCTTATGCAGATTGATGCTAACTGCGGGTTTACCGGAACTGGCAATATGTACTTTTCCAACGAATCCGCGGCATCAGGTTTTGTAAGTATACGCGCACAAGACATACTTTATTTAACTTCGGATACAACTTATATTAATTGCTCGGCTCCTGCGGGCTTCGTATTACCAGTCCTGACCTCTGACCCTGCCGGCTCATCTGAAGGTGGTATTTATTATCACGGAACCGATCACGTGATAAGACATTACAACGGTTCGGGGTGGGCAACGATAGGAGGCTTAGGGATGGTCAGCCATGCCTTAGATGGTAGCACTTATCACTCTGCTTGCTCTGATATAACTACATTCAATGCCTCAACCTCAGCTCATGGGTTACTTAAGAAATTAAGCAACGTAGCCACAGAATTTATGAACGGTCAGGGAAATTGGGCTATACCAGCGACAACTTTCGATGCTACACAGTATGACTATACAGGTTCACGGGCTATAGATACCGTCTATCAAAATACTTCCGGCAAGATGAAGGTTGTCAATGTAAGTCTATCATATTCATCTGGTACTGATGTTATTTGTTATGCGTATTGCGGGAGTGCTAATCCGCCAACTCCTGTAGTTGCCGTTTCCGGCGGCCCTATGAACGCCTATTCGTGCTTTCTTCTTACGTTTATCGTTCCTAAAAATTACTATTATAAAATTACGGATTCCTGGGGAGTAACAGCAGTTTCTCATTGGTTTGAGTGGGACATTGGTTAAACAGATGCTCATATTTACCCTGATTGTCTTATTTCTTGTAATTATTCAAGGTTTTCTGTACGGCTTCGATAGCTGGGCATATATACCGTTGTATTTTCTATTTAAGGAGGCTCCCGATGGATGAACAGCAACTATTTATTCTAATAGGTGAACTCAAAGCCGGGCAAGTTGCTCAATTGGGCGCTATCCAGGATTTAACCGCCTCCACAGATTCTTTAAACGATAAAATGAATAATTTACCCTGTACTGAGAATCTATCCATGATTAGAGGATTGATGGAATGGAAAAAGTCATGTAACGGATATGATAAGGCTGTCAAACTCGAAAAAGTAAAAGGTGGATTTTCATTGAAGGTGGCTATTATTACAAGTGTTTTGGGCACCGGAGTGGTAACTACATTGATAATAAAAATATTTGAATTAATCAGTAAATAGGACGAGTGATCAAATTGATTTAGTAATCATATATTATTGATTTAGTAATCATATGCCGCTCAGTAAATCTTTATATTGAGCGGTTTTTTTATTTACGGAGGTTTATATGTTTACGTATGTTAAATGGTTTTTCGATGAAGGTATTAAAAAACTAATGCAGCCTGCTATCACTATATGGGCACTATGGTTAGGTGGAACGCTTATAGCATCTGGGCAATTTGGTTTTAATTTGCCATCGGGCATAGTAGTCGGCGTTATTGGTTTCTGGCTTGGTGATACCTTTATTAAGAAAATTACAGAGATCGCCTTAACGGGCACCGGCATACTCCCAAAAGCTAATGGGGGCGGTACGGTAGAAACGCCTTATAAACCGCCCGAAGGTTATAAAGTGGACGGTTCAAAGATCGAGCCGGATCCGGAGCCTGTGGTCATCACACCTATTCCTTTTAACGCTGAAAATCTCATGTCCGAGGTAAAAGAGGCAATCATTGGCAATAATTCCCCAGGCTATCAGGACCCGATGAACGACTATACTATCTTCGCTAAAGCAAAACAGATCATCGGAAGAGGCGGATTCAATAACCTGCAGGCGGTCAAAGATGCTTATTCATTTCTTTTGACGTTAGCTGAAAAGGCGTTTACTTTCGTGTGGGGATGCGATTATGCCACAGCCTTAGCCAAACTTGGAACCGCTGAGGGGTGCCCGAAGTGTCCAGGAAGCGTAACAACCTGCGCTCCGAAAACAATCGAGGCTCTGGCAGCCTATTCAGGTATTCCATTTCAGGTTGTGCTTAACGATCTAAAAGAGGTTAACGAATGGGTAAACTCTGTGCAGTAATACTGATTCTTATTCTTCTAATCGGCTGTTCTCCACCAGTAGAGACCTATCCGGCGCGCGAACTCCGTATAGAAGTCACTGATTCTAGGGTTGCGGACTGGTGCGAGTGCGATGTGTTGGCGTTCGTAACCAACGTGGAAACCAAAGGAACAGTATCATTCTGTTATGATGATGGTATGTGCTGTTTACCCGAAGAAGAGCCGGAGTACGGAACGCTGCATATTCTGATACTGCCTAAAAATATCTGCGAGTTAAAGATCGTTCTGACAGATAGAGATGGGCTCAGTATTACATGGCATCCATAGCGGGGTTTCGTCCCGCCTTTTTTCTATTTATGCCCTCAACTACGGGGGAGCATCTTTTAGGGTGAGTCCTATAAGGTTCTTCCCTTCAATTAAGCGGCTTGTGTTATGAGGGTAATCACCTGCCGCATTTATATTTCCGTTGTAAGCCGTGGGGAGTACCATTCAAGGCTATTACCTTGATAGGATAACATCACTCTCCACGCAGACGGTATTGTCAATTTACAATGCAATCTTAATTAGCAGTGTGAGATTGTCACAAATTACTATACATTTCTGTGACACATATATACAAAGTGGCAAGTTTATAATCATGTTCCGTGACACATGAAACATATCTATAAGTGATACATTTATCGCACAAAACCTAAGTGTTTACTGCGCACTAAACAGGCTCAAAATAATGAACTCATGCTCAAAAGGATGAATAATGCAGAATGTTAGTTTATATTGCAGCTCCCTATACCAGCGATCCTGAACACAACACTCTAAAAGCCATTGATGCGGCGGAGGCTATATTAAAAGAAGGTATTATCCCTTTTATCCCTCATCTTAGTCATTACTGGCATTTAAGATATGAGCACCCATGGGAAGAGTGGTTAAGGATTGATACTGAGATACTTTTACGCTGTGATGCTGTTTTGAGATTACCAGGTGAATCCAAAGGCGCGGACTTAGAAGTTGAAACCGCAAAATTAAAATGGATTCCTGTGTTTTATGATATTGATAGTTTAGTGAGGTGGTATAGGGAATTGAATGTTACCTGAAATCGGGACCAAAGAATGGGAAGCCGAAGTTAAATTTTATCAAAAATCTACTCGAGAACAACGAGATAAAAGAGCAAAAGAATTAAAGTATGGGAATCGTGGAATTTACCAAACTTGCATGGAGCGGAGGGGGATATGTTTAAATAAAACTACATCCGAGATCCAAAAAGAGGAAACACCAATTATTAATCTCCCGCCTGTTAAATTAAAAGAGTATCACCCTGAAAAATCAATCGGCAAAAAAGGCGATCCCGAAACTCAAACTTTATTATTGAGTGATCACCAGGTAGGATTAATAACTCCGTCATATAATGTGGAGGTATTCCGCACCAGGCTTGAAAAAGTATTCCAGTCTACTCTTAAAATCACTAACCTACACCGCCATATGTATCCTATTAACGACCTTGAAATCGCATTGGCCGGTGACATGGTACACGGGGAAAATCCACACCAGGGCGCTAAGGTCGAGGGTGTAAGTTGTGGAGCACGTACTCAGGTAGTAACCGTTGCGTTTCCTGCTCTCACAGAACTTATTTTAAGTCTAAAACAAAACTTCCAGAATGTGAGGATTTGGGCTGTACCAGGGAATCATGGGCGGTATTCAAAAGAAGCTCCTGATCGTTCAAATTGGGATTTACTTTTATATGATCTGTTAAAAACCAAACTCGAACCGTATAAAATACAGGTCAATGTAGCTGATAACTGGTATCAACTCTTTGAGATACAGAATCATAAGTTTTTTATGGCGCATCTTGACCAATGTAAAGGTTCCCAGGGCGTCCCGTGGTTCTCTCTTGTTAGAAAAATAAGAGCATGGTATGTGACTTATGGCGGATTCGATTATGTTCTCGGCGGTCATTGGCACAGGGATGATTTTCTACGCATAAGTTCCAAAACTAAATTATTTGTTAATGGTTCTTTGGTGACAGATGACCCGTTCTGTGAACAAGTTATCGGGGATTCAACCGTACCTGCTCAATGGACTTTTGGTGTTCATAAAGACCGTGGAGTTACGTGGAATTATTCTTTGATAGTTGATGATAAGTATTTCTAATGTTTATTCTCAATCGCTACGAAGGTTTATCTTGACATCTATGTTATAATATAGAAGTAATTTGCTTATGCCCGTCAGAAATGGCGGGCATTTTTTTTTGTTGCCTAAAATATTTTAACTATTATGTAATCTAACCCCTTGACATATAGGTAATTCATGGTAAAATCATATCATGCCTACAGATATTAAAAAAGTAACAAAATCAATCACATTGACCAAAGAAGATGCCAAGTATCTCAAAGAAATCATTGATAGATTGGGGCTGTCCAGCGATTCGGGTGCGGTACGATTTATTATTAACGCGTATCGCAAAACAGAGGAATCTAAATAGGTGGTCGAGGTAATAAGAAATGAAACAATATTGTAATTTATGTGGCTGCGAGCAGGAATTTAAGGTTTATGAAGATAATTCCCATGCTGAACTCTGGGGTAATTCCCATGCTGAACTCAGGGGTAATTCCCATGCTGAACTCTGGGGTAATTCCCATGCTGTACTCTGTGATAATTCCCATGCTGTACTCTGTGATAATTCCCATGCTGTACTCTGTGATAATTCCCATGCTGGACTCTGTGATAATTCCCATGCTGTACTCTGGGGTAATTCCCATGCTGTACTCTGGGGTAATTCCCATGCTGAACTCTGTGGTAATTCCCATGCTGTACTCAGGGGTAATTCCCATGCTGAACTCTGTGGTAATTCCCATGCTGTACTCAGGGATAATTCCCATGCTGAACTCAGGGGTAATTCCCATGCTGAACTCTGTGATAATTCCCATGCTGTACTCAGGGGTAATTCCCATGCTGAACTCTGTGATAATTCCCATGCTCAGTGTAAATCACCTTACGCCTGTGGAATATTAAAATCAATAACTACTCAATGTACAGGCAGGCATATAGGTGACAAACCATTATCACCCAAAGAATATTTAACGTTCTGTGGTATTGAAATAAAGAACCAATATGTAATTCTCTATAAATCCACTTTACCAAACGGTTCATCTCATCATGCAGATGGCATTAAATATATCATAGGCAAAGAGACTGTTGCTCCTGATTGGGATGCTGATTTTAAAGGTGAATGTGGACAAGGTTTACATTTATCTCCATCAATTCAGCAGGCTATTTATTTCAATGATTTAGGGTGTTACTTCGCTTGCCGCGTCCATATAAAAGATATAGCTAATCTCCCTGCGTATGCCTCTATGCCTGACAAAATCAGAGTAAGAGCATGTACTCCACTTTACGAAGTGGATAGAGAGGGTAATAAGAAATGAAAGCAGTATGTGATATTTGTCAAGGGATTAAGGAGGTACGACAAATGGCTATAGGTCAGTATTGTAAATTGTGCCAGCCGTTGATGTGTTCGGTGGGTAATCATCCGCCAGCTTATATATGTTTGGACTGTGCTTCTAAAGATGCTTGTCCGGCGGAGGAGGTAAAATGCGAAAAATAGATAATCTTGCAGAGGTATTAGAAAAACATCAAAAGTGGCTAACGTGTGTGGGTGGGGAGCGAGCAAGCCTATCCAGAGCAAGCCTATCCAGAGCAAGCCTATCCGGAGCAAACCTATCCGGAGCAGACCTATCCGGAGCCTACCTATCCGGAGCAGACCTATCCGGAGCAAACCTATCCGGAGCAGACCTATCCGGAGCCTACCTATCCGGAGCAGACCTATCCAGAGCCTACCTATCCAGAGCAGACCTATCCGGAGCAAACCTATCCGGAGCAGACCTATCCGGAGCAAACCTATCCGGAGCAGACCTATCCGGAGCAGACCTATCCGGAGCCTACCTATCCAGAGCAGACCTATCCGGAGCAAACCTATCCGGAGCAGACCTATCCGGAGCAGACCTATCCGGAGCAAACCTATCCGGAGCCTACCTATCCGGAGCAGACCTATCCGGAGCAGACCTATCCGGAGCAGACCTATCCGGAGCAGACCTATCCAGAGCCTACCTATCCAGAGTGAAAAATTTTGACATATCTAAATGGATGCCTGATTTATATATTCTTAAATCTCAACCACCTAAAACAAAACTGGTAGCATATAAATTTCTCAATCAAGATTTAACATCTCCATATCAAAATTTCCAGTATGAAATAGGCGAAACCTATACCTGTGATGATTATAACGATGATGAAAGGATTACCTGCGATAAAGGGTTGAATGTAGCAACATTATCGTGGTGTAAACGAAATATGGAATCTAATAAACAAATTATCGTAGAGGTTTCATTCCTTGCAGGTGATATTGTCGCTATTCCTTATGCCACTGATGGCAAATTCAGAGTAAAGAAAATGAAAATAGAGAGAGTGTATGAGGAGGTGAAATAATGAAGCCTGATTACGGCTATGTATCAGCTAAAGGTGAGCAGGGTTTTATCAATGAGTTAAAAGGGCGTTTATCCGCTTATTGTGAAGCTAAAGAATTAATGATGTCCTGTAAAAGTTTAGTTCTGTATATAGCTTTAAAAAATATATGTAAGGAAATAGGGTGCCTGGAATGAGTAATTATACAGTCACTTTTAAGGTAGGAGGAAATAAATAATGATAACCGATCTTATAAAACGTGCCGAGACAGAGTTCTTTCCTTGGGTGCCTGAATCGTTATCTGTAGAGAATGAAGAGCAATTCAAAAATATCTCTGATGTACTCGGAGTTGGGAAGAAGATAGCTAAAAACCTTGAGGATGCTCGTAAAGAAGAGAAACAGCCTTTCATAAACGGTGGCAAAGCAATAGATGACAAATATAAACCCATCTTATCTCGCGTTGATCTTGGAGTGACTTTATTAAATGCTGCACTTCTGAAATACCACGCCAAGAAAAAGGCTGAGGCTGATGCTCTTTTAATGATGCAGATGCAGGAAGAAGCTAAGAAAATCGAGGAGTGCAAACAGACAGGTGAGGTTTACGAAGCACCACAGGCTATCACACAAACAGTAAGTCAGACAGTACACGGCAATATGAGTACGACCTCAGTAATTGAGGCATTTAACTATGAAATTATAGACGACAACCTTGTCCCGAGGGATTGTTGCAGCCCCGATTTAAAAAAGATCAAAACCAAGCATAAATACGATGGTTTACCTATTCCTGGGGTTTTAATTACTCCGCACTCACGAACTCAAACGAGATTAGGATAAAAAAGGATAGATAAATATGTCAGAAACAGCAGTAACAGTAATCGAACCTAAGAATTTATTTGTATTACCTGAGAAAGGCCAGCTCAAAAGAGATTTACAGGATATTAATGAGTTTCAAAATATAGTCCACACAAATCTTATTCCCGATATTGATTATGGGACAATCCCTGGCACTAATAAGCCGACTCTCTATAAACCTGGGGCAGAAAAAATCATCAAGATACTCCATTTGAGTGATCGTTATGAAATCATTAAATGTATCGAAGATTGGGACAAGCCGATGTTCTATTACATGGTTAAATGCACACTAACGCATGAGGCTTCCGGTGAGGTTATCAGTGAAGGGTTAGGGTCATGCAATAGTCTTGAAGATAAATATCGGTATCGCTGGCTTTGGCCTGGGGAAGTTCCTGCAGGAGCCGACAAGAGCAAAATGGTTAGCCGCAAAACAAAGAAAGGGGGGCTGCAATATCGTGCTGATAATGATGAGATATTTACGATTGTTAATACTCTATTGAAAATGAGCAAGAAACGAGCCATGATTGATGCTTCTCTTTCTGCAGGGCGGTTATCAAATATGTTTACTCAAGATGTTGAGGATATAAAAACTGCATTAGAAAAAGAAGATGAGGATGTAATCGAGGGTGAATCAGAGGAATTAACAGATGATATTGGTAATTGCCCCGAATGTGGCAAACCTTTAACTACCAGAACAGGCAAATACGGAGATTTTATTGCCTGCACAGGATATCCTAAATGCCAGTATAAACCACCTAAAGAAAAGAAAACCCCTACCAAAGACACCGATACCCCTGAAAAAAACGCAGTAGAAGCCTCTCAGGAAGAAAATAACCAAACAGATGATAAACCGCCTACTGATAAAGACTTTAAAGCTGTGGTCATTGATTTACTTAATCAGTTGGAATGGTCCGGTACTAAATTTAATAAATGGTTACAGGATACATATAAGTTTTCTGATAGCCGATCTATAACAGTGGGCAAACGCCAGGAAATTATAAACAAATTACAGGAAATGATTAGTCTTAAATAGGAGTGAAATGTTAGAAAAATTAATGTTGAGACTTGGGTATGTGAAACTGCCAAAGGTTAAAGATGGTCAGTACCTTAGACATCCGGTTGCTTGTAAGAATCCGGTTAGAAAGCCTAAGTGTGAAGTTACAACTGATGTTCCTGAAAACGATTACGTACCATTCTAAAATGAACGATAACTTAAGAATAATCGAACAAGAAATACATAAGTTTTGGGATGGGTGCCCAAAGATAGATATAACAGTTTATTGTAAGGGTTGTAAATACGAATTGTTGTGTAAGACTTTAAAAGAGATTAAGAAGGAATCAAAATGATGGTCAGCCTTTTAACGGATGCCCCGAAGCATAATTTAGCTTTGATGAAAATATCAGCATGGCACAAAGCTAATGGGGATCAGGTAAGTTTGAATATGATTAATACTAATGCAGATTTAACTTATGGATCGTGGCTTTATAGTCAGAAATATTATGCCGATATAAATGGTGGCTCGGTATTCCCTGATATTAGATTAGATTCTAAATTTGAAGATATGCAACCTGATTATAGCTTGTACCCAATTGATTACTCATTAGGTTATACGTGGAGATATTGCCCAAGAAAATGCCTATTTTGCATTGTGCCTAAACAGAACAATCTTAAAGAACATAAATCTATATGGTCATTCCATGATGCCCGATTCAAGAAGATATGCCTGCTCAATAATAATACATTTTCTGATCCTCAATGGTTAGAGACATTTCAAGAGATATGGGATGCAAATTTAAAGGTAGTTGATGAGAATGGCTACGATTTGCGGTTGTTTGATGATCAAAAAGCCGATGCTTTATACAAAACTAAGTGGGATGGCTCTTTACATTTTGCATGGGACTTAATGGAAAATGAATCAGCAATCATTAGAGGTTTGAAGTTAGTTAAAAATCATAATGTGGTTGTTTATGTCTTAGTTGGCTTCAATACTACGTTGGAAGAAGATTTGTACCGTTGCCAAAAGATACACGACTTTGGTTTTGATCCGTATGTTATGCCATATAACCGAGGCACAAAAGAAAACCGTAGATTTAAGCGGTTTATTGACACCCGAATGTACCGCAAATATGAAACGATAACCGAAGCATGGCTAAATTATGGCGTCGAAATGCCGGAGGCAAAATACCACAAGGGGAGATCAATAATTGAATAGCCAGAATGGATTGTGTCACTACAATATGTGTTTTTTTACCTTTGCTTTCTCTCTCTTTGTTGTCTCCGGCTTTTAAAAGATAAATAATGGACAAGATCGTAGCTATTTACCAATATAAAGACCTTGACGGCTCAGTATTACATGAGACTGTGAGATATGAGCCTAAAGATTTTAGGCAGCGTAGACCAGATGGCAACGGTGGTTATATCTGGAATTTAAACGGCATTGAACCTATTTTATATCGGCTGCCAGAGATCACAGAAGCTATTAGATTAGGCGATGTTATTTTTATTGTTGAAGGTGAAAAGGATGCGGATAACCTTGTGAAATTAGGATTTGAAGCGACTACCTGCCCGATGGGTGCTGGTAAATGGCGAATGTCTTACAGTTTCACTTTACAGGGGGCAAAGGTAGTTATTATACCTGATAGAGACGAAGCAGGGCGTAACCATGCTCAGCAAATAGCTAACCAACTTTACTGGCTAACTGAATGTATAAAGATTTTGATATTGCCAGGGAAAGGTAAGGACGTTTCAGATTGGATAAAAGCCGGCGGGACCAAAGAGCAGTTAGAGGATCTGATAAACGAAGCGCCGGTATATATGCCGTTGGTAGTCCGGCAGCGATATGAGAAACATCTTAAAAAGCTGTCTATTGAGAAGCTATTAAAAGAAAGTGGATATATTAAACACATGAGGGAATATCCTAAAATTGATCTAATCTACGATCAATTATTGTTCTGTAAAAAAGCCATGGAATACCAGATACCAAAGAAAGGCGGAGTGCTGATAGCTACAAAATGAATAAGAACGGTAAATCTGACAGATTAGAAACTATCAGAGTCAAAGCAGCTATATTAAATTATTTTCATTTCACAAAAAAAATTGATTATATTTGTTGTGAGTTTAATTATGGCGCAGCAGATATATTAGCTGTATCTGGTTATGGTATTTTCGAGGTCGAGGTTAAAGTTTCAGTTGCTGATTTAAAGCGAGAGAATAAGAAATATAAACATAAACTCTATACACACTGTGCAGCAATAGAAAAACCCTCAACAGGGCATCCGTGTCGCTACTTTTCTTTTGCAGTGCCAGAATTTATTAAGGACGAAGCAATAACCTTTTGCAAAATATATTTCCCTTTTGCTGGTCTATATGTATTAGGGGATAACTTTTCTAAATTTCAACCTAATATCAAAACCATGATTAAATCCAAACCATTAAAACCTTATTTTTATGGGCAGCAAAATTTAGAACAATTAAAACTAAGGATAGGGCATGGGATGGGTAACAATTTAGCTAACACCTACTATGAATTATTTGAATCTAAAAAAGAACTTCTGCCCCTAAGGTTAATATGACCAATATTATACCTGCGTTTATCCGTAAAGGTACTCTGATGGAATTTATATGGGATGAATACTTTTTAACTGCCCATGTATCTAATTTAATCGAGGAAAAGGACGGCACAGTTAAAGGACAATTAAAGTGGACAACCAGTAATCCTAATTACGAACATCCTCATCTTCTACACCAAAGTTTTAATTTTAGTAGTCCCAGGACACGGACAACACTTAAAACAGAAATGACAAAGAAGTACCGTGTTAAGGTCGATTGGGATACTGTTTTAGAACAATTATCAGAACTCGTGATTGAAAAGAGACATGAGGGATCACCATTTGAGGAACTTTGGACTGATGATAAAATTACCCCTCCTGAGTATAAATTATATCCCATCTTGCCGGAAGGCGAGCCGACTATCTTGTTTGCAGATGGCGGAAGCGGGAAGTCATACGTCAGTCAGTTTTTAGCTATATGTGTTATTCTCCCCTGGATTGATAATCCTTTAAAGTTCAAAACAAAAGAAAAGTCCAGCAAGGTACTTATACTTGATTATGAGGACGGGGGGAATACAGCAAGGTACAGATTGGCACGTATCAAGAAGGGTCATAATCTACCCGAGTTCTCAATTAACCATAGGCGCTGTGAAATTCCACTCTGTAAAGAGATTGATAAAATCCTTTCCGTTATTAACGATCAAGGGATAAATACAGTTATTATCGACAGCGCTTTTGGGGCGTGTGATGGCGACCTGAACGAAAATGCCACAGCTAAAGCCTTTTTTCAAGCAGTCAGGGCTATCCCTGCGACTACCTTGATATTGCATCATGTGGCAAAGAACTCTAAAGGGAATGACCGCACAGCGTACGGGTCAGCGTTTTTCCGTAATGCAGTACGATCTTCATGGGAACTGGTATCAGATAACGAGCAAGGGTCATCACAACTACGGCTCGGGCTATTCAACCGTAAAGCTAATAACTCTATGCTTCACAAGCCTATAGGAATACAACTTAATTTCATTGACCCTGATGGGCCGGTGGTTTTCAGCCGGTATGATATTGATAACTCTCCTGAATTTGAGGATAGGTTATCTTTATCACAAAGAATACATAATGAATTAAGAAATGGTGCATTAGGAATTAAAGACATTGTCGATCACGTTGGCAAAGATTATCAACAAGTAGCCAATGCTCTAAATAAATTAAAAAGCAAAGGCGATGCAGTACATCTGCCAGACGGCAGATGGGGATTAGTCCATGACCCTGATAAATTACCGTTTTAACAGTGTTATAACAACCTTTAATAGGCTATTAAAAATGCTTTAATAGGGGTTATTAAAAGAGTAAAAAATGTTGAACGTAAATAGGATGGTTTTAATAGGTATTATAACAATGTTTAATAACCCTTTAATAGACAGGGTAGGAGAATATATACGTAGTATATATATCTCCCCTGGATTAAGGCTATTGTTAAAAGTAATTAATTTAGATTTATCACAGGAGTTAAAGATATGAAGTTTACGATATTAATTGAGCCGGAAGCTAAACAGCGTCCAAGGGTAATGATGAAGGGTGGGCATCCGTTGATCTATAGTCCGAGCGAAAATAAAAAGGCTGAGGACGCGATCAGACGAGAGGCAACACGGCAGCTTGATATGCAGCCAATCAAAAAGGATGTACCTCTGATATTAAAGGCTGTCTTTTATAGACGTAAACCGGATTCTAAATCTAAAAAGGTGCTGTATCCGGTAAGCAAGCCGGACATCGTGAATTATCTATCGTTATTGTGCGATGCATTAGAGGCATTTGCTTACGAGAATGACAGTCAAATAGTTGATGTGATCGTAGGCAAACGCTACGGCAGTCCACCAAGAATAGAGATTGAGATTGAGGAAAAATTTAATGAAGGCAGAGCTAAAGAGATTGAGCAAACAGTGATAAATTTAAATGCCTGAGGTCAACACAGTTACAGGAGTTAAACAAATGAAAATCAGAGTAGTTTTACCCGATGTAAAAGATAGTATCGTTGTAATAAAGGGTGATACAACGGTTATGGCAGGTTGTGTATATGAGGTAGGAACCCCTGTTTATTTTAAATCCGATACCAGAGAGATAGATTTGAATGAGTTTAAGGACTGGTGTATTAAGAATTACCAGCTTGAGGTTGGATGTGGCGAAAAGTTTGATGCTTTGGTACGGAAACTTGAGCAGTTTATTAAATATAAGCTGGAGATTTTAAAGAGGTGAAGTTATGAGATTAATACCAGATGGAGACTCACTTACAGATACTGATCCCTGTGAATATTGCAGCCACGATGATTGTAAAGAGTGTAATTTTTATTACAATATCGAAATCTCAAATACAGAATGGGATGAAATTGGCGAAAAATACCAACTACATTGTATCCACATGGATTACAAAGCCAAGCCCTTCTCTCAGTACCTCCATGAACTAATCAAACTTAAACAGGATATGGAAAATGAAAGTATCCAATAAAAAGATATTTGAACAGTGTATCGAACAATGGGGATTAGATTCGCAGATTGGCATGGCTATTGAGGAATGTGCCGAGTTAATCCAAGTAATTAATAAATGGTATCGAGGGAAAGCAACGGGTGAGCAATTTGTTGAAGAATTAGTCGATGTGTCTCTGATGATTGAGCAAATGAAGCTGGTTATTGGCAAGCCTGATAATAGGTTTGGCGTAAAACCAGGATACTTTAACTATGTTCGTGAGTACAAATTGGATAGAGTAAAAAAACTTTTAGGCTATGAAAGCTAAATGAGTAGGAATATTATGAGCACATCAACTAATTCTATGTATCCCAATTATCCGCCCCGTGATTTAGAAGAAGCTATATCACAATTAAGAGGTGGTGATTTTAAATGTGCCCGATGCGTATATTATAAAGGTAACGTTACTTGCGAATTGGGAGTTTTAATATTGGTAGTTGGGCAGGATATGGCATGTTGCCAGTATTATTCAGGCGGTACACAATGCAGACATTGTGGAAAATTAACTTGAGGAATATATAAAACTATTGGAGAGTGAATAGAGATGACAGATAAATATCGAGGTATTAACGGACAATGCCGTAAGTGTGTTTATATGAAACTGGCGACAGGGCGTAAATCCTTTTGTACTT